ACCTCCCTGAGCAAAATCTCATGGAGGATTTGACCGTTGAAGCGATCAAGATGTACGGTCACGAAATCTACTACATTCCCCGTGATCTGGTTCAGAAAGATGATCTGTTTGGGGAATCGAAGTATTCTAGGTTCAATACATTCAAGATGATTGAGATGTATATGGACACCACAACCGCATTTGAAGGCGGTGATACATTCACGAAGTTTGGTTTTGAAATACGAGACAGCGTGAAATTCACGGTGTCCAAAAAGCGTTTCAAGAGAGAGACCGACATGGCAAGACCCTTGGAGGGCGATTTGCTCTATCTTCCGTTGAGCAAAGGACTCTTTGAGGTCAAGTTTGTTGAGCATGAGAATCCATTTTATTCGTTGGGCAAACTCTACTCATATCAATTGACATGCGAATTGTTCCAGTACTCCGAAGAGGAGTTCAATACGGGCGTGGAAGAACTTGATGCCGTTAATGATGAAACTGGTTTCAAAGTCAATCTCACTATAGGAGCCACCTATGGAACAGGATCTTTTGCAAAAGGCGACAGCGTTTATCAATACTCGAATGGATCGGTTACGGGGTCAACTGCGGGGGCATCTGCAAGGGCGGTGGTCCACGCATATGACGCTTACGGCAATCCAAACACAATATCTCTATCCAATGTTGTTGGTACTTGGATCGAAGAAACGGCAGCGGGAGGAACCGCCTACATCGCCAAGGCAGGAGTAAATCTCTATGCCCCAATTTCTTCCAAGACCGATAGCATGGGCATACTAGACGAAGCAAAAAATGAGGAAATTGAAACCGAGGCAGACTCGATTTTCAATTTCGATGAGAGCAATCCTTTCGGAGATCCATGATAAATGCTTGAACACTTCTACCATGGCACGATTCGAAAGGTTGTTGTTGGATTTGCATCGCTTTTCAACAACATCTATTTACATCGAAATGATGCAAGTGGCAATGAACTTGAAAGAATCAAGGTTCCGCTTGCATATGGTCCACAACAAAAATTCATCCGCCGCTTGGAGCGCATAGGAACAGATTTCGATCAGCAAAAAGTAAGACTTGAGACTTATTTGCCAAGAATGTCTTTTGAAATTAGTTCTATGCAATATGACTCGTCAAGAAAACTGAACAGTATTCAGCAGACTGTTGCATATAACTCTGCTGATCGTGGAATATTGAAGAGAAGGTTTGAGAGAGTTCCTTACAACATGACAATGAATGTTGGCATCATGACAAAAGGGACTGAAGATTGCCTTCAAATCATAGAGCAGATTCTTCCTTATTTCACTCCGGAGTATGTCTTTACGATTAAAGCAATTGATGGAATTGACACAGATGTTGACATTCCAATAGTTGTTTCATCGTTGACAATGACTGAGGGGGATGATGGGTCTTATGGTGACTATTCCACAAGAAAAATCAATACTGCATCCATACAGTTCATCGCAAAACTGTATCTCTATGGACCAGTAAAGAATCAGCCCGTCATTACTCAAACAGATATCAACATCTTTGATACTGACGATTACGGTAAACCGACTAACAGCATCAAGAAGTATGCAGACATTGGTGTTACAGCAGCGGACGGAATTACGGCAGGAAGTTATTCGCCATCCTTGACGGCAGGATTTACAGGCGCAACTCATGCGAATGTTGTTATTCGTGAGTATCCGCCGAACGCTTGGTAAATGAGGTAAAAAATGAGTGAAGTTGATATGAATATTGCAAAGTCTCTTGGGATTGATCCGCCCACGGAAACAACAAAAGAAATCGTTCCCGTGGAAGACAAACCGAGTCAGGACTATTCGGCGCAAGATGCGGACAAAGATTATACCGAGGTTCGAAAGAACCTAAAATGCATCATTGAAAAATCGCAAGAGGCGATTGAGGGCATCATAGAGTTGGCGCAAGATAGCCAACAGCCCCGTGCATATGAAGTTGTCGCACAGTTGATTCAGTCTTCTTTAGAAGCAAATAATAAATTGATGGACTTGCACCGCCGCATGAAGGACATTAAGAAAGAAGAAAAGGGCAAGACAACAAATGTAACTAACAATTCAATATATGTCGGCAGCACAGCAGATTTGCAAAAAATGATTCGGGAGCAACGCAAGGCTATTGATAGAGGCGAAATTATAGATGAACAATGATCATGAAACATACTTGGGCAATCCGTTGCTCAAGGGTGCATATGTAAAACAAGAATTCACAAAAGAACAGTTAGAGGAGTACATCAAATGCTCCGAAGACCCGATTTATTTCATTGAGACATACATCAAGGTTGTGACGATTGACGAAGGTTTGATGCCCTTTAGGTTGTATGACTTTCAGAGAGAAATTGCTCGTTCAGTATTTGACAATCGATTTACGATTTGCAAGATACCCCGTCAGAGTGGAAAGACAGCGACATTGGTGGCTTGCATCCTTCATTTGGTATTGTTCAATCCAAATTACAAATCTGCTATTCTCGCAAACAAACTAAAAACAGCGACCGAAATCATGGACAGGTTCAAGGTCGCCTATGAGAATCTGCCTAAGTGGTTGCAGCAGGGAATTGTGGAATGGAATAAGACAAGCATCACCTTGGAAAACGGGTCTAAGGTTATCTGCTCTTCCACATCTTCTAGTGCCGTCCGTGGTTCTTCTTACAACTTCCTGATGTTGGATGAGTTTGCATTCGTTCCTGAGCAGATTGCCGAAGAGTTCTTCACATCGGTATATCCAACAATTACTTCAGGAAAGACATCTAAGACAGTCATCGTCAGCACACCAAATGGATTGAATCTGTTCTACAAGATGTGGCAGAATGCCAAGAACAAAAAGTCTGAGTTTGTTCCAGTAGAGGCGCATTGGTGGCAAGTTCCTGGTCGTGATGATAAATTCAAGGAGACCACGATCAAGAACACTTCGGAGCGTCAATGGCTATCCGAATATGAGTGCGAGTTCTTGGGATCTCAAGAAACTTTGATCAAAGCATCAAAAATTGCTTCTTTGGTATTTCAGACACCAATTATTGAAAATGAAGATGGATTGTCTGTTTACGAGCATCCCATCAAAGGACACATTTATGCCGCTTTGGTCGATTCAAGTCGTGCAATCGGGCAGGACTACAATGCAATGGTCGTGGTTGATGCGACATCGATGCCATACAAAGTAGTTGCCAAATATAGAAACAATACAATACCAATTCCAGTTTTTCCAAATGTTATCAAATCCATTTGCAGTAAGTATAACGAATCTTACATTTTGGTTGAGATCAACGACACAGGTCAACAGGTGGCAGACATTCTCAGGGACGAACTTGAGTACGAAAATGTCATTAGTATCTCTATAAAAGGTAAAAAAGGGCAAAGAGTAGGAGAGGGATTTGGCGGCGGTAGAACCTACAGCGGAATTAAGATGAGCAGTCAGGTCAAAAAAGCGGGTTGCTCTGTAATTAAAGAAATGATCGAAACCGACAAATTGATAGTAAATGATTTTGACATTATTTCCGAAATTAGCACCTACATTGCCAAAAAGGGTTCTTATGAAGCAACTGAGGGTTATCACGATGATTTAATGGCTTGCTTGGTTATGTTTGGATGGCTAACGACACAGGACTATTTCAAGGATTTGGTAAATCTGGATATTCGTAAGCGACTCTTCGAAGAAAAGTTGAAAAAATTGGAAGAAGATTTAACTCCATTCGGATTCTTTGACGGTGGCGAAGACGATATGGAGGAAGCAGCCAGACTTCTTTCAAACGAAGATATCAGCAAACCTAAACAATCTAGGCGGGATAGATCGTGGCTTGATGATGCCAATGAAATTCTTTGAGTATGGCTGAAATGGACAAACGAATAAATACCCCCGTCTATCTAATTAATCCAAGGAGACCGAGATGGCATTCCAACTTTCCCCCGGCGTGAATGTAACAGAAAAGGACTTGACAACGATTGTCCCTGCTGTTGCCACAACAAATGCAGGATTCGTAGGACTCTTCAATTGGGGTCCAGTCAATCAGCGCATCCTAGTCGATAGCGAAAACAACCTAGTTCAATTGTTTGGAACACCAGACGATACAAACGCCGAGTGGTGGTTCTGTGCCGCTAACTTCCTTGGTTACGGAAACAACCTTCAAGTTGTTCGTGGCGAACTGGACGGGATGGTTAATGCAAACGCAAAGGGTTTTACTGGAACAAGTGCATCTGATGCCTATATCAAAGGCGACAATTACGAATCTCTTGAAGTTAATAGCCTCGGTTCTTTCGTAGCAAAATATCCTGGAGTTCTTGGAAATACTCTAGAAGTTCAGATTTGTGGCTCCAAGGCTGCATCTGGTACTAGTGGATTGACCACTTATGGTGGTGACTGGGAAGATTGGCAATATGCAGATCAATTTGATCAAAAGCCAAACACATCGACCTATGTAACCGAGCGTGGTGGTTCAGCAGATGAATTCCACATTGTGGTCGTTGATCGATATGGGAAGATGTCGGGTGTTAAGGGAAATGTGTTGGAAAAATTCGAAGGCGTTTCGGTTTTCCCGGGAGTATTGGGACCAGACGGAACGAGCAAGTATTATGTCGATGTAA